CTATGTTGTTGGAACAGATGTAGAGGATGGTTTTGCAACCAAGAGTTTTGTTTTCGATAAGATTGCAGAATTAATAAATGCAGGAACTGTTCCTGCTTCTGATAGCGACCCCGGAATACGAGGTCAAATTGCGGCGGATGCAAATTATTTGTATATATGTATAGCAACAAATACATGGAGGAGAGTGGCTACATCAACATTCTAGGATGGCCAAGATTAGCACATATAATATAGACAACAATATCCATGGAGATGATTTGTTGGTAGGGACGGATAGTAATTCTACTCCACCTAATTTAACCAAAAACTTTTCTGTAGATAAGCTTGTAGATTATATGAATGGGTATCAGACTGTAGAGTATGTTATAACAGATGTTGCTGTTATTCGTGCTCTTGCAACTACCCCATTTCAATTAGTTCCTGCACCCGGTTTAAATAAAGTTGTTAGTGCTTTATTTATGTCGGTGAGCACAGGGGGTGGGGATGATTATAATTTTGCATCTTCAAATATTCAAGCAGGTCTTGATGGTGGCGGTGGAGTATATAGTCCTCTTTGGGTAAATAGCCTTGGTCCTTTAAATGCGGCAACTAGACAGAGTTATGGTTATTATCCTACAGGATGTGTTCCTGCTTTTCTTTATAATTCCTCTCAGTATAATTTACCCTTTCAGTTTAGTGCGTTTGGTGGGGTAGATGCTACTCAAGGGACTCGTCCGGTAAAGGTAATGTTGCAGTATCAAATCTTAGACTTTGGAGTATGACAACTACGCATGAAGATGAAAAGGTCCATATTAGTATGCTTGCTACTCTTACGGAGGAAGTGGTGGCATTTGATAAGTTGATAGGAACAGATGAGGACACTTTAAAGACAAAGAATTTTTTTCCTAGAGATTTGAGAGAGCATGCTTTAAATCCATGGAAGATAGGAAAGTTTACTATTTCTCAAGCGCAAGTTTTGGCAACTAGTATTGGTAACCCGGTTATCTTATTGCCATCATTAGGCTTGAATAAGTTTTATGAGTTTAGTCCTATATTTGCTAATATGTTCATTAATGTTGTTACTGATCCTGCCAACCCTTTTGTGTGTGGCGCAGGAGATGATTTAAAACTAGGATATTGGAATTTAATGGCCGGGGGTTGGTGGAATAATGCTCCCTTTAAAGACTTAACCCAAAGTGAAATAACGAACCCTACCACTCAGATGGTGAGGTGGGATCCGTTTGGAGTGTCACAGATAACCACCTTTACTCAATGGGATGATGCTCTCCCTACGAGTCAGTCAACTGCTATTGCTTTAGGGCCGCATATAGTGGGAGCTCCGGGATGGATAACAGGAGATGGTTATTGGCAAGTTGAATTAATGTATAGAGAAAGCGAAATGTTAGTATAATATGGCAAAAATAAGTACATACAATATAGATACCAATATCACAGGTGATGAGCTATTGGTGGGGACTGAAGCAAATTCTTCACCTCCTAATTTAACTAAGAACTTTAAAGTAGAAGATGTTTTTAGTTATGTGTGGGGATGGAGATATACTGAATTTACAATAGATGACTCGTCTATTCTAAGAAATATAAAAACAAAACCTTTAGTCCTTCTACCTCCCCAAGGAAATAATGTGGTTATTATTCCCTTACAATTAACCCTCATTACTTATGGCTCACTCGTTCCCGGAGTTTCTTTTAATCAATATATATATACTGCAGTTGCCACCCCTCTAGGACAGGAGATAACAATAGGCCTTGATGATGGAACAGGGATGGTTGGAGCAACTCCTTGGATAAGTGGAATAAATGGCATTGCGTATACCGGTGTTTTAGGTTATGATGGTAGGAATTTTGCTACTCAGAGCTTTGCTTGTCCATCGGGAGATGGAATTAGAGGCACTATTGCAGATGCTAATAAAGCTATGTTGATGGGAGTTTTACCCGGAGGAAATGATTCTGTCACAGGGGATATGCCTGTTAAATTCCAATTTTCATATCAACTATTTACTTTTTAGTTATGACCACTCTACATAATAATAATGAGATACATATTAGTATGCTTGCTGAAAGGCAAGAGGTTTTAATAAAAGATGATAAGTTGATAAGCTCCGATGGAGGAACTCAAAAAACTAAAAATATACGCTTAGGAGATTTACAATGCAAAGCTATTTGTCCCTTTAAGATAGAGAAATTTATTATTAGTGAGGCGCAGATATTAGCTTCTTCTTATACGAACCCTATTATTCTGCTACCTGCGTTGGGAGTGCAAGAGTGGTACACTGTAATGATGCCATGGATGAATACTTTTAAAAATGTGGTTACTAATCCTGCTAATCCTTTTGTGGTGGCTGCAGGTCAAGAGTTAAGCATTAGGGGACTTTTTCCTCTTACAGGAGCTTTAGCTTTAAATATTTTCCCTAAACTAAATCAAGCTGAGTTTACTAGTGCGACCACTCAAGTAACTAAACTATCAAGGTCGGGGGGTTTTTACAATAACTACAACTTTCAAACAACGCAGACTGCTTATTCGTCCATAGTTATTGTGCCTAATGTAGGCTCAAATGTTGGGTGGATAGCAGGGGAAGGGTATTGGGAAATAGAATTAATGTATATGATAAATAATAATTTATAAAAATGGATATAAGAAAAATTTCAGTAGGACCTGATTATAAGTCAGGGGCAATGCACTACATTGTAGGGCAAGAGGTGTTGAACGGCTCACACACCATACACCTAATTAAAAATGAAGGTGGGTCAATTCGTATTTGGATAGAAAAAAAGGGAGAGGTTGTATTGTGGAAAGAGTTCACAGATACTATGCCCATCTCTATAGAATATAATATATATTTTGAATGAAATCACCAACAGACTTTTTAGTACAACCGGTAGGGAATCAACGGTATGCTAATAAAAAAAACATAGGAGGTGTTGAGTTTTTAGTAAGCTCTTCGGAAGAAGACCATAAGTTTTCTAATAGGGAAGCTATAGTAATTGAAACTCCCCTCAGATATAAAGGCCCTATAAAGAAGGGGGATACTTTATTGGTTCATCATAATGTTTTTAAATATTATAATGATATGTATGGGAGACAGAAAAGTGGAAGGAGTTTCTTTAGAGAGAACACCTTTTTAATTGATAGCGAACAATTCTTTCTTTATAAGCAAGACGGTGAATGGAAACCTTATGATAGGTATTGTTTTATTAAACCTATTCCTACTAAACAGGATTATCATTTACATAAGAATGTTAGGTTTGAACCATTGGTAGGTGAGATGAAATACCCTAATGAGTATTTAAAAAAACAAGGAGTAAAGAAAGGTGATAGAGTTATGTTTAATCCTAATATGGAATATGAATTTCAGGTAGACGGAGAGTTGCTTTACAGAATATACGACCATCAAATACCGGTGGTTCTATAAAATTAAAAACAATATGGATTCAAAAGAAATAAAATTAGAAATTATAAAAGCCGGGAGGAAGGCTGTTAGACAATTAATTAAAGTTGCTAAAGAAGAAATTATAAAACCTGACCCCGAAGATGAGTTGGCTGCGGATAGATTAAAAAATGCTGCGGCGACTAAAAAGCTAGCCATCTTTGATGCTTTTGAAATATTAAATAGAATAGATTCTGAAGAAGAGAGTTTAGAGATTGCAAGCAAGGGTGCAGATAAAACACAAACAAAACAAGGATTTGCAGAAAGAAGATCAAAATAAATTATATACTCTTATACAAGATTATATTCCCAAGGGAGTTTTATCACGAAAGAATAAAGCTTCTTCATGGAAGTATGGGTATAATGAAAAGTATGACTTCGTTAATATCTCTAAGTCAGGAAAGGTTGGAGATATTATAGATGTCTCAGGATTAAGAATAGGTCTACCTTTGTATATACAGCCTAAAAAGAAAACCCCTAAAGACAAACAATATTGGCAACGTCACGAGCTACCTAAACAGCTTTCTAAAATCAACTCTATCTTTCAATGGAACACAATGGACTCTGCTTTTAAGAATAGGTGGGTAGATTATATTGAGGGAGAGTTTGATAAAAGAGAGTATGGGGAATGGTTTATTAATAAAGGAGTTCCTACATATATAACCGGAGCTCATTATATGTATCTTCAATGGACAAGTATTGATGTAGGGTATCCCGATTATCGTGAGGCTAATAGAATATTCTTTATATTTTGGGAAGCGTGTAAGGCGGACTCAAGATGTTTTGGAATGACTTATTTAAAAATTAGACGTTCAGGATTTTCTTATATGGGTTCTTCAGAGTGTGTTAATATTGGAACATTAGCAAAAGATTCAAGAGTGGGGGTATTATCTAAGACCGGATCAGATGCAAAGAAAATGTTTACAGACAAGGTTGTTCCTATATCAAATCGATTACCATTCTTTTTCAAGCCTATCCAAGATGGGATGGATAAACCTAAAACAGAATTAGCCTTTAGAGTTCCGGCGGCTAAGATTACCAAGAAGAATATGTATGACACAACCAATGATGAGCTATTAGGTTTAGATACTACTATTGATTGGAAGAATACAGATGACAACTCTTATGATGGAGAGAAGCTATTATTATTAGTGCACGATGAAAGTGGTAAATGGATAAAGCCTAATAATATTTTAAATAATTGGAGAGTAACTAAGACCTGTTTACGATTAGGTAGTAAGATTATTGGTAAATGTATGATGGGGTCTACCTCTAATGCATTAAACAAAGGTGGAGAAAATTTCAAGAAACTATTTGAAGACTCTAGTTTATCTTCTCGAAACGCAAATGGCCAAACTAAAAGTGGGTTGTATTCTTTGTTTATTCCTATGGAGTATAACATGGAGGGTTTTATAGATATATATGGACAGCCTGTGTTTCGTAAACCACAGGAAAAAGTAAAAGGAGTTGATGGTGAATGGATACGTAATGGAGCTATTGATTATTGGGAAGCAGAAGTCGAGTCGTTAAAAAATGATGCTGATGCTCTGAATGAATTTTATCGACAGTTTCCAAGAACAGAGTCTCATGCATTTAGAGATGAAAGTAAATCATCTTTATTTAATTTAACTAAGATATATCAACAAATAGATTATAATGATTTAAGATATATCAACAAATAGATTATAATGATTCTTTAATCCCTGAACATTTTTTAACACGAGGTTCTTTTTCGTGGGCTAATGGAATTAAAGATAGTAAAGTTATATGGACACCTAATAAAAGGGGAAGGTTTTTAATTAGTTGGAGTCCACCTAAACATTTACAAAATAATATTATAGAAAGAAACGGAGTAAAGTTTCCCGGCAATGACCATATAGGTGCGTTTGGTTGTGACTCTTATGATATATCAGGAACAGTAGGTGGTGGTGGTTCAAACGGAGCTCTGCATGGGTTAACTACATTTAGCATGGAAGAAGCTCCAAGTAATCAATTCTTTTTAGAATATATTGCAAGACCTCAAACGGCAGAGATATTTTTTGAGGAAGTATTAATGGCGTGTGTGTTTTATGGAATGCCTATTCTAATTGAGAATAATAAA